AACATTTTGAAGTCCTTGCATGCGTGGATCAACACTTGGAGCTGGTGGTTCCATAAGACTAGTTCCTGGGGTTCCACCTGAACCATAAGAATCAACAATATCGGAAATTGGAGTAGCGTCCATTTGTATTTGTTGTTTATTTATATTTTTTTCTTCGAATTTCGCATCCACTGGCGGAGGTGGAGACATATTAGGTATATCTGGACCAAGTGTCTTATCTTCTTTTGTTGGAACTAAAGTTTCAGGTGGTGGAATATAAGCATTCAAAGGAACCATTCCATCATCACTCATTCCTAAATTCAATGTATCCATTTAGTAAATACTTACTTTTTATGAAAAATCATATAACGCGTGCTGGTGTTTTATTTTGTCTTTGAAATTGTAATCCCCGTTTTTTTAGAAATAGCCTTTTTTACAGAGCTAGAAGACGACGCCGTGTCATATTTAGGATTGTAGCTTTTCTTATGCAAATTCCAAAATGTAGGAGAACCAACTCTAAATTTGGGAGCTGGACTTTTCGCCTTATACCAACGTACACAGTCCTCTATTTTATTCGATTTAACGGTATTATCAAGAACAAGACATTCATAATTTTCAGTACAAGCATCCATTGTTTTGCTAAATAGGTCAAAATTTGGGAATATACCAAAGAAATTTTTCCATAATTTCTCTCTATTCGCAACAATGTTCTCACGGAGAATAAAAACATAGTCTATATTTGCTCTTAACGCGGGTGGTAAGTCCATACAATATTGCATAGAAAGCATAAAAAATATCTTAGCGTGCCTACCATTTAAAAATATTTCTCTCATAACGGTTTCTTTCAAAAATCTATTATCGTACATACAATCGTCAATAAGTAAGAATGTTGCAATGTTTTTCTTTTTGGGATCTTTAATTAATTTCTTCTGTCGTGTCATTACCCTTTCAATTGCTTCTTTATCAAACTCGTTATAAATAAATAAATCAGGCACAAAATCTCCATAAAATTTATTACATTCTTCTGTTGCTGATTGAACTATCCCAGTGGGTATATGTTTTTTGTAATTCATTATGTCCCTAATCAAATATGATTTTCCTGTGTTTCTCTTACCGATAAATACACAAATTCTATCATCACCCATTGTCCTAGGGTCAAATTTCTTGAGTTGTAAGTTAAGAGATGACATCTTACTAATGCATTCCGTTTTTTTTATCAAATTTTTACTCACATACTATAGTAGATGAGTCTGAAGCTCGCAGCTAAAGGTGTCCAAGATGCCTGGTTTGTCGGAAATCCTCAGATGTCGTATTTTTTTATGAATTACAAGAGACATTCTAAATTTTCTCTAGAACAGAAGGAACTTCCTTTCGATGGAGAACGTACATTTGGTAAAGAACTCTTCTGTGATATTGGATATTCCCATGGAGATTTAATAAAAAATTTAGCTTTACGATTGACAATGAATGATATTCAAGATGATGATTACCCAGAAACTGTAAAGGGTAGAGATGGAATGACATATGTTCAGAACATCAACTTACCTTATGTGCCATCTATGTTCACAGAACTTGTAGAACACGCTGATTTGATGATAGGTAATCAACTTATTGAAAGATTACCAGGGGAATATATTTATATTCACCAACAACTAAACAATAGTGAAAATGATACAAAAAAATCATTGAAAAAAATCAATGGTCATGGAGACTTTATTGACAATTTTGAAGATGATGCATTAGATGATGTATATGAAACTATTACTACATCAATGGATGAATATAACTCAAATACTTTCAATACATACATCCTAGATTTACCATTCTATTTTTTCAGGTCTCCAGAACTTTCTATACCCGTGTGTGCTATAAAAAGACAGAGGGTTAGTGTTAGAGTAAAACTTCGTGAATTCAATGATATAGTTTTTGGTGGAAAAAGAATAAATAGACATACTGGAAAAGAAGTGACTTCCCACATTCAAAATATTTCTCTTGAAGCAACTTTTGGATTTTTAGAAGAGAGAGAGAAAAATTATTTAATGACGAGACCCATGGACTATGTTATTACACAAGTGCAATATGCACAATTTGTAATGCCTTATCCCCAAAAGAAAAGAAGTGTCATGCTAAATTTTAAACACCCAGTGAAAGAAATGTTTTTTGTTGTTCAAAACAACGCTTACAAACAATTTAATAATACCCTAAGGTTCCAAGAACTAAAAAGAGTTGAATTAAGATTTAATAATCAAGTTGTATTTGGTGGTAATAGAGAATTCCTTGTGTACGATCAACCCACAGAACACCATGTTAATATTCCAGAACAAAGAACAATGAGATATAGATACAAACATAATGAATTTATTGAATTTGATACATCGTCTGAATTTGGAATGTATAGTTTTGCATTAGAACCAGAAAAAACATATCCAACAGGACAAGTTAATATGAGTCGCATCATTCACCAAATGCTTACAATTGAAATTGAACCAGAAATTTCTGATGTTTATTGCCCCAAACTATATGGACATGTTTTCCCAAAATCTGATGCAGCAGAGGGTAATGTTCCAATCTTATTAAGATATTCCATTGGTAGAGAATCACCACCTGTGAAATCTTATTGTATAAATAAGGACAATAATGTAAGAGTTTATGCAGTAAATTATAACGTTCTCAGGGTGGCAAGCGGATTAGCTGGTTTAAAATTTTAACTGTTAGTAGTAGGAATGGCTGGTCGTCTTCAAATTGAAACGGTTGGAAAACAAGATAAATTCTTGACAGATGACCCAGAATTCAGTTTTTTTAATCAGGTTCATAAAAAACATACACACTTCTCAAGACAAAATATAAGAATTGAATCGCCAAAACCATTAGAATTCGATCAAATTCTTAGATATAGGATTCCACAAAACCAAGGGTATCTTTTAACAAAAATTGCATTTGAATTTGAAATGGACCCTGTTATTTTATTTAATCATGGATATGTAGATTCATTTGGACATGCATTATTTGATTATATAGATTTATACATTGGGGGTGTTCTCGTTGAAAGAGTAAATACAGATTATTTACAAATATTTTCAGAACAATCTATTACACAAACAAAACAATATGGTCTCTCTAAAACACTAGGAAAATCTGTCATTCAAGATTCTACAGATGATTACACGAATCAATACGCAGTTGTAAATTACAATAGACCACAAAAATTTATTGTCAATGTTCCATTTCACTTCTACCAAAAACCAGAAATAGCCATACCAATTTGTGCTATAAAAACACAAGAAGTTGAAATTGAAATAAAAACAAGAAAACTTGAGGAACTTATTCTCTCTAAAGCTTTTACAAAATTTGTATATCCAACTGTCCCATACCAGGCAGCATATAATTTAAATACAAATCAAAATATTTTAGATATTAGATATATCCCAAATTTAGATACAAACCAAAAAGATGGAACAACTTTTGGTGGTATTGGTATGATTACATCACAATTAAGAATTATGAATAGATTAACACCATATATATGGGCTCACAGAGGGGACAGACTTGAATATTATGGGGTAAGTACTAAATATGTAAGGGAAAGTATTGCACATTTAACAATAGAATCTATTGCTTATACAAGGTTCCAATCAAACTTTTTATATAGACAAAATGACCCAGCTTTACCAGAAGAACAAAGAATAACAAGTGGTAGAATTATTGGAACTGGGACACAATTCCACTCAAAAGGAATGGGTGTAGCCACAACTCCCAAATATAACCAGTTTTACATTGGAGATCCAATAGAGGGAATGGCGCGTTCATATATCAATAATGATTTACTTTATGAATTAGATATTGGTATTGGATATGGTCAATCAGTAGGTGTAGATGATGAAGGTGAAATTGCAGCCTTTGGATTTACAAGTAACATAGACCCTGCACACATAACAACATTTGAAAACACTATAAAAGTTGTAGATTATACAGATCCCCAAAATCCATTTGTTTCTAGAACACTTACAGCTAGTGATTCAACCGCACAATTAAGATATGTTAAAGTGTCAGGACACGGAAAAAAGGTTGGGGCATTTGATATTGTTAATAACCGTTTATATGTTTTTGATATAGAGACTGAATATACAAGAGAGGCTATTATAACTGGTTTGGATCCCAACACAAAATTTGACTTTTCATATGATGGTTTAAAACTAGTTGTGGGTTTATATTCACAATCACAATATAGAACATATGGATATGATAAAAGTACCGCTGTATATTCATTAGGTATAACAAAAGATGTTTATAATCCCCTAGGAAATTCGCTTCATGTAGCAATGTCTAGGGATGGAAATATAATTTATTATTCACAAGATTATTCAATTAAAACAGATTCATTACAAGTTCTAGATGAAGTAAAAGTAAAAGATTTTAAACTTGTTGCAGATTTTATACTTTTAGACAAGTATGAAAAAAATATAGTTGAGAATACATGTAGGGATTACGCATTTACACAAGTTCAACAAGCGGATAATCAACTCATTCCCTTGGGTGAATACGATTGGACTATGAGATCTAATTTTATAAATCCAATAAAAGAGTTCTATTTTGTTTTTCAGTGTTTAAGATTTAGTAATGACCAAATATTGTCTGCATGCAATTATGATAATATTGGAAGAGAAATAGATCACGAAGATAATATTAACTATTTTGAACACATGTATAACATAAGAATGATATTAGATAATGAAGAAGTCCTCACAGAAGAATCTGGAAAAACATTTTTCTTAAAATCTATTCAAAGTGGTCTTCATCATAAAAGAACACCAATGAGTAGGAGATTTTATTCGTACTCATTCGCGACAGAACCAGAGAAGGGAGCACCAACGGGTCAAAGAAACTTTAGTCTCATAAGAAATCAAATATTTAAAGTAAAATTAGTTCCACAAAATATTTATAGAAGAGAACTAAGAATTTATGGGTTAAGTTATAATGTTTTTAGAATTTCTGATGGTGAAATTAGAATGCTATTCCCATATAGATGTGTTCCAGTTCCAACATCACCAAATAACAGTATTGGTCCAAACGATAGAATACCATTCTTGTTTGCAAACCAAGAAGGATATATGGTGCCTTGTGAATGCCCAGATGCTCCTAATTGCCCCGACCCCGAAGATGTCCCTGGGGAAGGCTTTCCTCAGCAATAGATGTCGCACACTCCCTCGCCAATCTATCAACCAATTCATTCATCGGGTTCCCATTATGCGCTTTTACCCAACGCCATTCCACAACATTCAACTGTTGTGAAAGGGTGTCCATTTTAATCCATAACTGCATATTAGCAACTGGTTTACCAGCAGAGGTTTTCCAACCGTTTGTTTTCCATTTGTGTATCCATTGAGTTATTCCCAACTTAACATAATTACTATCCGTGTAAATAGTCACATCTTTCTCACTAATTTTTATACACT